GTCGTCACGGTGGCGCGACACTGGTCTACCCACTATCACCACGCCAACAATTCTGTCGTCGTAAGTTGCGCCAATAGAAAATTTATGCCCAACGACAGGTTTGTGGTGGCGGTGGGAAGTCGCGACGAACTGATTAGCTTCCGCTAGTGTGATTGGTATTTTTGTTAATCGCGGCAATTTAATATCCAAAAATTTCTTTGGCTCTGGCGCGCGTCTGCGGCGACGACCAATAGAAGTGATCGAAATTTGGAATAACGGCTGCGGCGATTTCTTCCTTGGTGTCAAAGTTTCCAAGGAAAGTGTTTAAACGCCGTGCGGTTTCGCAGACCTCCAGCCAATCCGACTCACTATCGGTTAGGCGATGACGCACTGATCTTTTAGGGGTGACATAGATAAAATCGACGGCACGGTTGCCGCTTGCGCGTTGATATATAGACCCCTGGCGACGGTGGGCTGCGCTGATTGCTGACGGCAACCGCGTCGTTGTTTTTAGGTCGATAACGGCGTCTTCAAAATCGAAATCTGTGAAGCCTATACATGGGATATCAAGGCCGGGGATTTCGATTTCAACGCGCCGCTGGTAGCCTTCCAGCTTCGGCAATTTACCGTCGAACAGTGCGATATATTGCTCGACCATCGGCTGGATGTTCGCGCGCTCTTTCTCGCGCGCTTCGCCGCTTATGCCCAGAGCGGTGCGCTTATTGAACTCCTTCAGCGCTTCCTCGACCGGATTATCGAACTCGCCGCCGGTATGGGCGACCTCACAGCCATGCTCGACGGCAATACCGCGCGCCATCGGTGCATTTGCTGGATCGCGAACGCCGAATAGATAGCGCAGCACCCACAGCCCGACATCGACGCGCGCGAGATCAATCGAACTGTGCGAAAGGTGGCGAATGCCGTGGCCGCTTAACGCTGACATTTTGCCGCCTCGATATACTTATTATATGCGTCTCGTCGCTTTGCCTCGCTCCAATACCAGCGCGGCATCCGTTCGTAGCGGCGTTCCAAATCTCGGCACCATTCGCCGTAAGTCATTTGATTAGACCTAATTGGCGAAAGATTGTTTCAACGGTTGCCTCACTCATTACATAGAGACGCTCGTTGCGGTCCTCGCGCAGCACCAGCATGTCGGCGTCGTCCTGGGCGAGGCTTTGGTACAGAAATTTAAATCCGCTTTTTTTGCGTTTGCATTCGGCGGTGAAACCGGCCAGCAACAAATCTCCGGCGTATTCGTCGCCGAGTTGGCCTTTATATGCACCGCTGCCAAAGACGCGGTTGCATTCCAGACCTTTGTCCTTCCAGAAACGTACCGTTTCGGCTTCGAGTTCGTAGCCGCGCTTTTTATTGCGGTTGCGCTTTATGTTTATTGTTTTCATAAAGCAGCCAGCGCCAGATCGCGCGCCGTTACCCGGCCTTCCGTAATTTCCTCAATCGCCAGCGTGTGCCGAGCATTCGGTCGCCGAGCGCCTGTCACCCAGTGGTGGACGGCAACGTGGCTAACGCCGAGCCGCCGCGAGAATTCTTTTGCCGTCATTTTTTCGTCTTGTAGATACTGATTCAGATTCATGGCCTGCCTGGGAAAAAGCGGGCGGCGTGAAGGGAAACGCCGCCCGCAGGGGGCGCGCGGCATAAGGGAGCAATACCGCGCGTAGGGACGATTAATAAGTAACAGATTGTTACACTCTTGTATAGTCGAATTAAGTTGCAATTGTGTCCACTAACGGTATACAAACGTCCACATGAGCAAAAATCGCGTACAAAAATTGCGAACAGACGCCGGATTAACGGCTGCGTCACTAGCTCGACAGCTAGGTGTCGCAGGTCATACCTTCCGCCGTTGGGATCGTGGCGAGACAAATCCGCCAGCCGAGATCGCGCAGCGGATCGCGGATCGCTTTAACGTGACACGCGATTACGTTGATGGAATCGGCAGCGACATACCGCAATCTGTCTCACCGCAAGGTGTGACCATCCCCGTGCATGGTAAGGCGGAAGGCGGCGACGGCGTAGTCAACTTCGGGCAAGACCCAATTGACCACCTTGATATCGCTGGCCTTTCTAGCGCCGATGGCGTGTATGCGATTATGATGCACGGCGAGAGCATGGAGCCGAGATTTCTCGCTGGCGAGTTGCTGATCGTTAACCCGGACCGCCCGCCCCGACGCGGCGATTATGTCGTCGTCCAGTACGAAAGAGGCGGCGATACGCTGGCGATTGCGAAGCAGTATGTGCGTCGTAGCGGCGATACACTAACGCTGCATCAGCACAATCCTGACGAGGAAATTACGCTCCCGTCTCAGGATATTCGCGCGGTACATTACATACAGGCCGTACGCGCCATCTGAATCAATTACACAAATTGTGTAGCTGAAATCCGCCAATTTGGCGGATTTTTTTATGCCCAGGCGTTGACCGCAAAAGTACATTAGTATACTCACTTTGTACTGTTTTGTACTGTGAGGCATGGAAATGGACAATTTGTTAACGCCAAAGCAAGCCGCGATTGAGCTTTTCGGCGACTTCGGTCATGGCAACCGAAAAAAGATGTATCGCTGGCTCCAGCGCGACACGCTCCAGCCGTATGCGGAAAGCACCGGACAACCGATCCTGCGCGATGGTCGGCGCTACCTGATACCGCGCGCGATAATTAGAGCGGCTAAGGGGGAAACGGAATGACTTGCGAAACATGCCACGGTAACGGATATGACAAAACGGGTAAGTTATGCGGCGATTGCTTCGGCAGTGGCAACAAATTTACGCGCGATGGTCGCCCCCGCAGCGAGTGCCTTATGCGTGCGCATAATATGATTACGCAGACGGATCATGTCCACGGCGAGGCGATGGAAACACTGGCAAACACGGCTGTGCTTTGGTCTGTAATCTTTAAAATTCCAGTGCGCCCGGATCAGGTGGCGACCGCGCAAGAATGTCACAAGATCGCGCGCCGCGTTGCCGATCCAAAAAATCTGGACAATTGGGACGATGCCGCTGGCTACGTTGGCTTGGGTGCAGAGGCGGCGTTACATGAAAAGTAGATGGATACGAGTTGCGGAGCGCAACGGCACGTATTGGAAGCCCAATAAAGATTGCCCGTTCCAAGATGCGAAAGACCCGCTTTTGGCACTTCGCAACGCAGTAGCGCGCGGTGATTTTATGACCGCGCAGCGACGTATCGGGAAACATCATTTCGAGTTGCTGGCAACTGTGCCAATCAAAAAATAAGGGGAGTTTTCTGCGAGGCAAGCATCAGTGTCGCGTCATCCAAGGAATCTTGACGTGCTTCTCCCCGATAAAAAGCTTTGAGCCAAAGGTTCCGACTGATGCACCTAGAGGGAGCGGCTTGCATACCGCTCCCTCTTTTATTTGGTAGGCTGCTCGACGCATTAGATCGACACACATTGGGTCAAGACAAAATAACGTAATACTGACGGGATTACCGTCCTTTACAGGGTATTGACGGGGATTACCATCCACTATAAGGTGAGTAAATCCAGTAAGTTATTGTTTTTGCTAGCGTCACAGAGATGCTCGAACGCCATTATAACAAAATCTTAATAACACAATTAAAACAATAGGTTGTCTGGATTTTAGCCGGTCGTAATTACCGAAAAATTACATAGATAGTATAGTAATGGATAAAATTCGGTAAATTATTGACTTTATGTGTTCTTATAAACTAGACAATAGTAACATATTGGTACATGGAGGTAGGTAATGCCCATCTACGAAATTGAAAAAGGCAAAAAATACAAAATCGACTATGGCACAATTAATGGAGTCCGAAAAGTTCTGCGCTTTAACGGTACGGAAAAGCAGGCAGAGGAACACTATAACTTGCAGAACGTACTAATCAGGGCCGCCAAGTATGTTGACCCGGCAACCGCACCGCGCATCGATGACGCCGCCGGTGCCTGGGTAGATCGCCAGCGCCGTCGTTTGACCGAAGAAATAGACGGCTCTTTAATTGAAGAAATGGAATTTTCAATCAAGGAGCGTAATGTCAAGCGACATTTCTGTGACTTAGTTTGGAGGGGGGGAAGGCTAGGCAATCGAAAAACTACCGATTTGACTGTAGATGTTTTTGAGGATGAAATTTTGTCGTTGTTAAGAAAACGGAAAAGCACGCGGACGGGAAGGGGCGTTAAGCCTAGTACCGTTAAAGCCGGATTAATCAACATAAAAATGTTTTTAAAATATTGCGTTAAGATGCGCTGGCTAGAAACAGACCCGTCACAGTACGTAAAGGTATCTCTAAAAATAGAACAAACGGAAAAAGCCGTTCGCCGAATTTCGCCATTGGATATGCAGCAAATTATCTCTGCCGCTGACGATAAATATAGAAAAGAAATTATGTTTGGCGCTTACACCGGGCTAAGAGCGGGTGAGCAAGTAGCATTACGCTGGGCTTACGTCGATTTGGACGACGGTATAATTAATGTGGTTGAGGCAAAAAAGGCAAAGGGAGGCGTCAGCAAACCCAAAACCCCAGCCGCAGTGCGGCGTGTTTCGCTCGAACCCGCTGTTTTGGCGATGCTAAGGGAGTGGAAGCTGCGGCAGCCCTTAGACCAGCGGGCGCGTGATTTGGTCTTTCCTTCGCGCACCGGGAACCTCGCGAATCATGCAAACTGGCGCAATCGTGGGCTTGCGAAAGCCTGTAAAGCCGCAGGCGTTGAGCGGTGTACTTGGCACGATTTGCGACACTTTTACGCTTCTGTCCTCATATTTAAAACAGACTTAAACGAGGCAATAATAACCGAGTTAATGGGCCACAGCGATATTAAGGTTACCACAAAATATTATGCGCGCTGGTTTAAAGACTCTCGCATGGAGCAGGAAATAGCGGAAAAATTAGGGAACGCTTTTGGGACAGGAGGGGTTTTATGATTAGGAACGGAAAAGGCTTTGTCGACACGGTAAAACTTTTGAAGAAAAACTATGGTCGACGCCAGGCGGTTATGAAAGAGCGCGGTCGCGAACACGATGAGGTGCTTTCTCACGCTATTTGGGTTAATCGGCGACCGCTGTGCCGAGCAATGGCGCGGGCAATACTCACTCTTCAAAATCATGATATGGGAGTTGGGATTGGCCAGACGCTGTGGAAATGGCGTGACGCCTCCGTGACTAGCAGCACTGTGAGCCGTGTTGTTGTGGACTTACTCCTAGAGTATCCAACGGTAACAATCAGTCAGGTCGAGGCGCAATGTCGCGCCGAATCGATCAGTGTAAAGCGGACCGCCGTCAACAAAATCATGACTCATGCCGTAGAGCTTGAAATTTTGGAAGTGGGGGGCGGCGCGAGTAATCGCGACGGCAAGGAATACGCGTTGACCGCGCTGGGCCG